AAGGTCAAGATATTCGATTCTCAGTTCGAGAATCAATGCAAAGGAATCGTCGACTGCGCTTGCGAGTACCAACAGGGACAAACCGTTATAGCTGATGTGACAGGCTTCGGTCAGATACTCGATAAGTTTCGCGAGGCCTCTGTTCGAACCTTTGCCGGCTCGGGCTTCGCGGATAAACTGGAGAAGGACCGACGCTTCTCCGAGGAGGTGTTTAGAACTGCCGATATAGAAACTCCGACATCAAGGAGAGCTTCCACATGGGACGATGCCTCGAAGGCGATCCACGAGATTGGGAAGGACGGAAAGGTTGTACTCAAGCCCGAAGGGTCGCTTAGCGGCGTCGTCCCATCCTATGTAGCTTCTGACGAAGCTGACGCTCTTGCGATGCTCAAGAAGATGCAAAAAGAGCATAGCGGGGATGAAATTGAATTGGTAGTTCAAGAGTTTATTGAGGGCGTAGCCCTTTCAACCGAGGGTTGGTTCAACGGTAGTGAGTGGATTGAGGGAATGTTCAATCATACTATCGAGCGTAAGCAGTTCCTTAACAACGACCTCGGTCCGAGCGGAGGCTGCACTGGGAATGTAGTTTGGGCCTGTGACTCGAAAGACCCAATTGTGAAGGAAACGTTACTAAAGTTAACAGATGCTCTGCGAGAGCGTCTCTACGTCGGCCCTATCGACGTCAACGCAGTTGTGAACAAGAAGGGTATTTATGCTCTTGAATTTACTCCGCGCTTTGGTTATGACGCGTTTCCGACGCTGTTGTATTCTCTTTGTGATTTTGACTTTGGCGCTTTTGTTAACGACTTGGCTAATGGTTCAAGCTCTAGCGAGGCTCTTAGTCCGAGCTTTGGTGCCGGAGTTCGGCTGAGTTTACCTCCTTGGCCGTCGGAACAATTTAAGCATGAAGGTGGGGTCTCGGTTCGAGGTCTTGCGGATGAGGACAGACAGTGGCTCTACCCCTTTGGGATGCAGCTTATCGATGGTGAGTTGCAAAGCTCGCACGGTGTCGGTATTTTGGGAGTAATGAATGGGGAAGGCTCTACGATTGGTGAGGCCTTTGCCAGAGCCTACGCTCTGGTCGCGAAGCTGAAGGTACCTGACCTTCAATACCGAACAGACTTAGCCGAGCAGTGCCTCAAGGATTTTAGAGAGTTGCGTTCTATCGTCGACGATTCTAACGGGGACTGGATCGGCGTTGATCTCGACGCGACTCTCGCTGAGTACCACGGATGGTCTGAGGACATCGGCAGTCCTATTCAGAAGATGGTTCAACGTGTTAAGCGTTGGATTGCCGAAGGCAAGGAAGTTAGACTGCTTACAGCTAGAGGTACGCTTGGCTCAATGACTGAGCGGTATGAGCAGATTACGCAGATGTATGACTGGCTCAAGGAACACGTCGGAGAGTCTATCGAAGTAACACACTCGAAAGACCCGTTGATGACGAAGCTTTATGACGACCGAGTGACTCAAGTCGTTGCAAACGAAGGGACTCTGGCTTAATGGCTTTTCCTCCAACATACAACGAAGCTTGGGACATAACTCAGCCTCCAGACACACAGGCCGCGAACCTGCTCGGGTCGGATATTCGCAACCTCAAAAACGACATCATGCAGCGTCTTTCGTTGCTGAGTGGTTTGTTTGCGAATAGGCCAACTCCTGAGATTGTTAATGCGACATGGGGTGGAGCTGGTTATGGACTGCTTTACTTCGCTACAGATACCCAACAAGTATTTCAATGGAGTGGGTCAGCTTGGGTAGATGTAACTCTTGGAATAACAGGCTATCGCCTTTTTAATGCACAGGGAGCTTCGGCTGCAATTGTCGGAAATGGGGCTGTTCAGACCGTCTTCACTTACAATCTGCCAGCGAGTGCTATAGGAGCTTCTCAACTCCTTCGAATAAAAGGCTCTCTTTTTCATACAGGTTCGAGTAGTGTTAGCTACAATATCGCTCTTAATGGAGTATCTCTTTGGTCAGCTTCGATATCAAACCAGAGTACCGGACCAGGGATACCTACAATTATCGATGTCCTGTATGCAAGTGGTGCTACTGGAATTTCAGTTCCATTCTCTTATTTGTATAACTCTGGTGTAGCCTCTGTTATTCCTGTTAATCCTGTTGGAGGTTTGGCTTGGGGCTCTGTTCAGACAGTCACTTTTACATTCAATGCACCAGCAACAGACTCGGTAACGCCACAACTCTGGACCGTTGAGGGATTTGGATAATGCCTTCGTCGCCTGACAGAACGCAATTGCAAGTCGAGGAACTTGCAGAATTTCCTACGACTGGTCCGTTCGGCGGTATTCAGAGCGAACTTCCGCTTACCGAGATTGAACAATACGGCTTCGTCGACACTCGCAACTTCATTTTACGACTAGGCTTTGCCTCTGTGCGTCCTGGTTGGACAGCACTACCGGCGTTCCCTGCTCCGACAAGCGAACCATTCAGCGCCATTGCCGACTTCTACAACGCCAACGGCGCTCATATTCAAACGGTTATAACTCCGACCAGACTGCTTCAGTTCACTGGTGGGGGCTGGACGCAAATAACAGGCCCGGCATTTCACGGTACATCGTCGCAGCTCTTTGCCTGGGACATTCTGAACTACAAGCTCTGCTTCTCGCAAGGCGTAGACGATTTGTTTTATTGGGACGGCATTTCTGGAAGCTACAATCAAGTAGCAGGCTCTCAGCCTTTGGTTTATATGGCTGAGATAGGTCAACACCTCGTTGGCGTAAATCCAGCGACGCCTCAGCGTTATTACTGGACTGGTATTGACGACCCAACAGATTGGACGAGTTTTACTTCTGGGCTGAACGATGTTCTCAACAACCTTGGTCCTATCAACGGCTTGATTAAGCTTGGTCAGTATGGTTATGGATTGCATCAGCAAGGAATCTTGCAAATCATACCGACTGGTATAGGCCTGTCGCCTTTCTACTTCGTACCTATTATCAACGCCTCGCAGGGGACTATCGCACCGTATAGCCTCGACCACTTCGACGACCAAGGCACGGAATGTTGTGTTTATCTCGGAGTAGACAACGTCTATACCTTCAACCAATCTTCGATTATATCAATAGGCGACCAACCTCTTTCTGGGAGTCGAAAGAGGTTGGGTGCGCGTTCGCGCATTTTGTCTGACGTGCAGGCAGGGAACCCATCAACCGTATTCGGATTTGTTACCTACGCAATAAACGGTAGGCCGTTCAGAGCCTATTGGCTTGCTATTCCTCCGATAAGTCTGTGGGTCTATAACTTCGACGAGGGTAACTGGACGTATTTCACCTACGCGAATGTTATATCGACGCTCGGTGTTTTTACGAAGCAATCGCTAACGCGCATTCTAGACCTCGTCGGAACGATTGCTCAACAGAATTGGACACCAGCAACACTCAATCCCAACAACCCCTTCGAGGGTTTTCTGCTCGGCTTTAATAACGGAGTAGGTGGATATGTCGACTTTACAAACTACTCCGAGGTTGCCTCTCAAGTTCAGTCGGGCAAGATTATCTTCGGTGATCGACGTCACCGAAACACAACCAAGAAGTTTCGGCTCGTTGTTGTGGATCAAGGCTCGACTTCATACACGATAACTTTACAGAACGAAAATGGTCAGAGCGAATCTCACACAATTACAATAGGAACTGGTTCAGGTGATATTCTGTCGTATGTCCAGGAATTTAAGATGCCCGCGTTGCGGGTTCAGTGGACGGTGTCAGTGCCGGCGGGCCAGCCTGGGGCGGTGGTTGAGTTCGCTCCTTATTACGATACCGCCGGAGAGCAACGTAGTGGAACTTTGGAGAATTAAGTGAAAGCAGCACCGGACCTCGATTTTATTACCGTGAAGGCCGACGATACGTCGTTATCGCGCTTTGCGAAGATGCTTCAAAAGGTCTATCGAAATTTGGTTCTTGTTATTAACGGAAACATCGGGTTTGGTGATGGAACACACGCTGACAACATAAATGGCTCGTGGGTAAGTGTAACGTTTGCAAGCGCGAACACTGACACAACTATAACTCACAACCTTGGTCGTATTCCTGTGGGTTATATCGTGATGACAAAAAGTCAAGCGTGTGACGTGTATACAGGTTCGGTCTCGGCGACGAAGTCTCAAATAACACTAAGGGGAACGGTCGCAGGTACTACTGTGACGTTGTTTATAATATGAGACGACTACTCGTTTTGCTGCTTACACTCCTGCCAGCGAGCTTGCTCGCTCAGACAACAGTCAACTTGACTGTTCAAGATACGCCTGACAACCAACTCTGGTTCGGTGGGAGTTGGTCTGTTGTGTTGAAAGTTGCTCCAGGTCAACCTCCTCCGGCAGGTGGCTTTGTAGTTGTTAGTGGTGGAGGCAGCACTGCCTCGCAAAGCGGCTCTTTGAGTTCGACTGCAACGGCCTCTATATCTCTACCTGCAAACGCGAATATCACGCCCGTTAACTCGGTTTGGCTTTTTAACGTCTGTCCGCAGGCTCAGGGAAATGGCTCGCAGTGTTATCAACAGTCTGTTACTGTAACTGTGTCATCTCCCCAGACTCTGAGCATTACTCCTCCAAGTATTAGAATTAACTTGTTGGCCTCGCAGCCGCCGGTGTCTGGATATGCAGACGGTGAGTTTGTCGGTGTTGCGATTGGCTCGACTTATTATCAGCTCAACACCACTTCTTCGAGTGCTGTTAATAGAGTCTGTCAAGTCGTGAGTGG